CTTTAGAAACTCAGTTGTAACAAGGTTATGTAGTTCGTTAAATTGGTCTTCAGTGGCTCTGTTCTTCATCCCTTTACCTTTAAATCATTTGAAGGTTTACCAGCTATATTCCAACCTGGCTTACCTGGTGTAGGTTTTTTGTAATAGGGTGCTTCTGGGTCTTTTTTTTTAGTCATTTTTCATACCTGGGAATAGATTACGTCTGATAATCTCTACTGCTTTATCGTCAATAGTATTATCTGTGGATTTTGCATATGCCTCTAGCAGTTGAACAATTAAGTTCTTCACTGCATTAGTGGAGAGGAATGTCATTAGGATTGGTTTGATAATCAACATATCTTTATCCTTCATCTGCCTTTACAAATTTACCGTTCTCGTCTCTTTTCTTAGTAGACTTCTTCTTTTTAGCTTTAGCCTGGCCAGCTTCCATCTTTGCGATGGCATCGCTTAATGTACTCATGTTTGATTGTTGGGTTGAGTTGGACATTCGTACTCCTGTTCATTCCAAGGAAATTTCTTTTCTTTAGGAGTACATTCTTTTTTTAGATACTGTTTAACAGCAGCCTGTTTATTCTTTTTGTATTCAACGATTGGTACTACGTCATTACACATGCTGAATAAACGAGTACCTTCAGCTAACATGAATCCTTTTTGTTGAAGTTCAGCACATTTCAATACACGTACAAGCTCATAATCAAGCCTCATCTTTTCTTCTTGCCGTTTGGCTATACGTCTACATTGTTCTAAACCTCTACGATCTAAAGGTATCATGAAATTAAGTTGACCTCCCCAGTTTTCAGCTACAGTATAGCTTCTCTGTACCATTTCTTCATCATAGGGAACCGTATGATTCCCCATATAGAAGGGACTGAATGTCATTGTTGCTCCATTGCAACTGACACCAGATCCATAGTGTTGTCTACTTGGTGCTCCATTATTCTGAAATTGGACAGCTTGATTGGTTACATTTCCTGTCGCTGCAGCTACTGGATTTGACACATTTGTAGTCTCTGGATCTGATGCTTTAGCTGGTGCTATTGAGAGAAGACTGATAAGGAGACAGTAGTAGATTCCTGTGCGATTTCTCGAACTTCTTCTATCTTTTCGATTATTTGACTCGCTGCTCTCGATACCACCTCTAAGGAGAAATCGCTTCCAGCTGTATGAATCGTGAAGATTGAATCTGAATCTACTAAGCCGCCTGAGCTTGCTGAGGTATGGGTTATATTGTCTCCCGACCATTTGTTTAACGCTGCTCCATAGGTGGTAGTTGTTATTTCTTCTACTATATCTGTTGTTGTAGTTGTTGTACTGTTCATCGAACCCTGGGTGAAGTTGGGTTGTACTAATTCTGATCTTACTACCGTGGGTGATGCCAGTAGGAAGAGGAAAAGCCATTTGCTCATTCTTCCTTTTTTTTATTCATTGGACAGTTAACGGGTTTATTGTTGCTACTGTTATTTTTATTACCAGTAGTTAAACCAAAAGTTGCTAGGGCTCCCGTAAATACCGAAGCAACGAACGTGATATCTGAGTTACCTGCTTTTTTAATCATTGGTAACTCCACGTAATTCATTGTGATTATGAACCCAGACCAAACGACAACTCCAAGTCGCACGAATGTTCCAAGCACCTCTATTTGATGTTCTTTATCCTCTACAGCATCTTTCAGCTTTCCAAGGACTCCTTTTTTTTCTGGCGGTTTTCCTTCCATTTATCAACTTTCTTTTGTAAGAATTTTTGTATTTGTTTTTTGATCTTGTCAAAGAAAGGTGTAGCAAGAGTGGTAGTAGCTACAGCTGCTACAGCTGCATAGGTAGCCGTTGCGACTACTTCAGCTGAAGGTAAGGGTAGATCTATCTTTACAACAGGTACTCGAAGAGTAGGTTGTTCAGTTGTAGTTGTTTCTTCTTCTTTAGCTTCTTTTAATTCAACTCCAGCTGGTGCTTTCAAATTACTAGGAGGAATGACAATCGGTGGAAAGACTGGCATCTCTGCAGTAGGTTGTTTTAGAGGTATGCTAGGCATATCTAAAGCTGCTGGAAGTTTAGTTCTGCTAAAAGTTATGGATGGTATTTCCACCTAACTCCAAGGCTTACCTACACCTGTTGTTGGAGTCTTCTGTTCATTAACACCTTTCTCTACAGCATCTTCGATAGCAGCTACAGTACCAGCCTTATCAGCATCTAGTTTTGCTTTTACCCAACCAAGTACTGTTGCTTCAGTAAGGTCAGCATAAGGTACAAGAGTGTCAGGCTTAGGAAGATCAACTTCACCTGTAGCTCTAAATTTATAAGTACCATCTTCACCGTTAACACGATAGATAACTTTGTTTACATACCCGTCTGCTAGTTCACGCTGAAGGGTGTTTACTTGCCAAGTTTTTGTTGCCATTTTAATTGTTTGTTTAAATAATAATTAGATGTTTTAGCTTTTAATTCTCTATAACGTTTGTTATGTATATAAAGAATTATGTTTTTTTATATAAGTTTCATAAAAATCCATCACTTCTTCATACGTCGTTGATTCATTAAATTCTAGTTTTGATTTAGCACCATTTTCATCTGTATATTCGCCATAAAGAACAGGTTTTTTTACAATATGAAATTTTTGATAATCTTCACGTGTTGTTGAATTGCTAAACTCAAATTTTGAATGGTCACCATCTGTGTGAGTGTACTCAATAAAAGGTGTTGTCATGATTTTTAGTTGTGTAGTTTACTCATCAGGGACACGTGTGTTGGGATAAGACCGTGCATCACCTGGCCACATAATGCGAATAGCTCCTTGAGCTGAAACAGTGTCAGAGTTACCGCCACCATTTCGTCCACCGGCTCCACCTCCATAATTACCTCCATCTTCTGAGGCTGTATTATAGAATCTATTACCTTGCCCATCACCACCTCTTCCAGCAGCTGGAGATCCAGAAGTACCGGATTTATCACCACCGTCACCACCAGTAGTTCTTGCGTTTCCAGTGTTAGGTTCAGTTCCTTGTGTACCTAATACATCAGAACCACCACCTCCTCCAGCCATAGCAGTACCTGCTAAGGCAGAGCAATAGGTACCTCCACCTCCTCCAGCAGCGTCATTTGTACCATCAGCACCATCATACCAACCAGCATCAGCACTACTCCCAGCACCTCCGGCTCCTGTATATCCACCAGCACCGCCGCCACCGCCGGAACTTTCACCAAAAAAACTACAGTTACCATAATTACCACCAGCACCACCAGCATAACCAGCAGTTAAAGCAGATCCACTAGCAGTACCACCTGCTCCTCCAGTTGTAGAGGAACCTTCAGCTCCTCCAGTTGCTCTTAAAATTGACGAACCACTAAAATATGTTGAACCACCTGCAAAGGCACCGCTGGTACCAGCACCTATCTGTACTGAGATAGACGTTCCAGGCGTAACGGAAATATTATTACCATAAGCAAGTGCTCCACCACCGCCACCTCCTTTATTACCTCCACCGCCTGCCCCAATACAAACAACAGACACGCTATAAACTCCGTCAGGAACAGTCCAAGAAGTAGTACTAGTGTTAGTTATTACAACCTGACCTGGATCGGCAAGAACTCTACCACCTGCACCTAATAGCATTTGTTGAATAGGCATTAACTTAACCCCGCACCTGAGATGTAAGCAGTATCAGCCGCTGTGAAAAGCAATGTAGCCATTCCTCTAGTAGCAAGTGTTCGATTCGCATTAGTTCCGTCTGCAGTGTTATACATATTTGTACCTTTAGTGATGGTTAAATTACCAGACGTATTATTGACAATAGTTATAGCTTGACCTGCTGAGAAAACGCTGTCAGGTACAGTAATATTTCCACTAGCTAAGATATGTTTTCCTGCATCTGCTGCAACCAAGGTATAAGCCCCTGATTGAGTGTTTTGAACAATTGTTCTTAATTCACCTTTAGTATCGGTAACTGTGCCACCTATCGTTACACCAGCATTTGTAGTTGTTAATCTGACACCTGATTGATAGTACAAATAAAGAGAGCCATTACCGGTGCTATAGATGTCATATTGGCTTGTGGTTCCATTATGTGAAGCAATAGACCAATCTTTATATTCTGCATTTCCATGATGTTGGAATGAAATATTTCCAGCATCAGTAACATAAAATTTAAAACCTGTATTAACGCTATCGTGATATGTCTCATTACCTATTCGACCATACCAAAGGTTTGCATCATCACCACTGATATTAATAACTGGTCCGGCGTTTCCATTATCTACAAATGATCCTGCATTAGCTGTAACTGTTCCACTAACTGTTATACCACTTGCATGGGTTTCTAACTTCTTAGCGTTGTCGTAATAGAGTTCTACGGCTCCACCACCAATCGCACGAATCATGTGCTCGCCAGTTGCTCCTTGTCTAATATCTGTCCCGTTCCAACCTTGAAGGATAAGTTGACCAGCAACTGCTGCTGGTTCTGTTATGTAGGAATTACTTCCGTCAAAGTAGATCTGGAGATCTGCTCCAGTTCCTAAATCTATACGTTTACTATCTTCAAGGTATATACCTGTACTTGTAGTTCTTACTTGCTTAACGCCGTCGTAATAGAGTTCAACGGCTCCGTCAGGTATAAATTTAGCAAGATGTTCACTTCCATATTTTAAATGTAATTGATGACCATTTGCACAATCGACAATATTTTCGTTTCCTGAATGATAGAAATTAAAATCATCACTAGTACCCAATCTTATATGATTTCCATCATCTGCTTGTAAATATCCACTGAATTTAGTGCCTAAACTTGTCGTCTCAAACTTCTTAACGTTGTCGTAATAGAGTTCTACGGCTCCATTATTACTTGCTTTTAAATGAGCTTCCCAACTACCACTTGCGTAATTTTCAATCCAGAAATCTCCAGTTGAAGACTGTTGAAGCCTAAGTTTATCAGCGTTATCATCTCCCTCATCAGCATAAAGATATAAGCTTGAATGTTGTCCTTCTCCACCGTAAACTGTGGCTCCGTTATCATTCGTTTCAAAAGTTTTAACGTTGTCGTAATAGAGTTCTACGGCTCCGTTCGTCTTAGCAATAATACTATTTTCATCTGATTTAGCTCTAATATAAATATCATTTACTCCATTACCATATATATAAAGATGACCAGTACCAGTATGATTTAGATATGAATGAGATCCATCATGGTAGATCTGGAGATCATTTCCTGCTCCTAAGTATATCTTTTGATCATCAGCAGAATTTAAAAGTAAATTTGTTGTAGCTACTATATTTCCTGTAACTGATATACCACTACTCGTCGTCTCTAACTTCTTAGCGTTGTCGTAATAGAGCTCTACGCCTCCGTTAAGAGATGCTACTAGCATAGTTACCTGTGCATCGCCATCGAGCAGTTTGACGGTATCACCTCTTAATTGGAGTTGATCACCGTCAGTTTGTAGTACTAAACGACCAGTAGTGTTTTTCATCCATGAGTGAGAGCCATCATGGTAGATCTCTAGATCTGCACCATCACCAAGTTTTATTTTATCGCTATCATCTGCCTCTAATGTACCGAAAAATTTCACTCCACCACTAAAAGTATGAAGCTTCTTACTGTCGTCGTAATAGAGTTCTACGGCTCCGTTAGGTATACCTTTAAGATAATTTTCACCATTAGTATGTTCTAATAGTAAATTTCCATTACTTTGGATATAAAAAGAACTTGCATGAGTGTTTGATATGTAGGAATTACTTCCATTATGGTAGATCTGGAGATCATCCCCTGTTCCAAAATTAGCCTTTACACTATCTACGAGTCGTAAATCACCTGCACTATTTATATTCCATTTTTGAGTACCATTAGCAGAATATCCAATAGCATTTGAACCTGAATTATAGAATCCAGTACCTGAATCTCCAACAGAAAAAGCAGGTGTTGTAGCGTTAGAAGAAGAGACTCTTACTTGTCCAGCACTAAGGTTTCCGTAACTTGTAGTTTCAAACTTCTTAGCGTTGTCGTACATCAACTCAACAGCACCGTCTGGTATGAATCTTGCTAATGTTTCTGGCCCTGATTTTGTTAGTCGTATTTCACTACCAGCAGCAGCATCAATTCTTAAAAGACCTGAACCTAAAGTATGACCAATGTAAGAATCCGTTCCATCATGTATGATCTGGAGATCATTTCCTGCACCCAACTGAACCTTTAGATTATCTCCAAGACTCTGATTACCAGTAAACGTATTAGCTCCTAATCCCGCTAAGTTACCAGTAGCTGTTACACCACCTTGCCATGAAGATCCGTTATATACTTTTAGCTCATTAGAACTTGTATCAAAGTAAAGATCACCTTCATGCAAATGAGATGTAGGTGCTGAAGAAGCAATCCTATAGACATCTGAGAAGTCATTAACACTATTAATGTTAGATGCAACTGTGTTTACATTTGAGATAGATCCAGCAACTGAAGTTATATTGCTATTTGCACCAGCTACTGTATTTATATTAGTAGTATTACCAGCAATAGTATTAATGTTGGTGTTATTACCAGCAACAGTATTAATATTGGTTATATTTGAAGCAACTGTAGTTACCTCTGTAGCTTTAGATGATAATCTATGGAAAGTATAAGTGTTTAATGTAGAAGTTGTTTCTACTAACATTCCATAACCAGCACTATAGGTTGTATTATTATCAGCTCCATTAATAGTAACTGTAGAGTTTCCTACAGTTCCATTTGCAATAGTTATTACACCACTACCATTAGAAGTATGGTTAGCAGCTAATGAACCAATACTAACGATTGTACCTGTACCATTATTAACGTCAGGGTTAGCGTTAGGAAAAGATGTTTCATTTGCTATTGGTACAAAACCACCTACGTCATCTACTAGGTCAATAATCCTGTCATTGATAGCAGCGGTTGTAGCTATGGTTGTGTCATTATCTGGGAAGGTATCACCATCTTTAATAGTGTCACCTGTACTTACATTGAAGTATCTAGCGTCTGACTCTGTTTCTGTGTAATATCTATTATCTAGCTGACCAGCATCAAGTTCAGTTTCTGTGTAGTATCTATTATCTAAAGCTCCAGTAGCTATCTCAGAGTCTCCTACTGCGTTAGCTGCTATATGCTCAGCACTAACAGCATTGTCTGCAAGTTTAGTACCATCTATAGCATCTGCAGCTATCTTAGCTGTAGTGACTTGTAGATCTCCTAAATGAGCTGTGTCAATAGATCCATCAACATAGTGTTCTGAATCAACAGAATTGTCTGCCAACTTAGAACTATCAACTGCATCAGCTGCTAGTTTATCCGTTGTTACAGCACCTGTATTTAATCTACTTGTACCTACTGCAGAAGTTGCTATTTTAGAAGTTGTAACACTAGAGTCAGCTATCTTAGCTGTAGTGATACTTCCATTATCTACTTTAGCTGTAGTTATTTGTAAATCACCAATATGTTCAGTATCAATCGATCCTGCTGCATAGTGTTCAGAGTTGATAACATCGTTTTGTATGTTATCTCCATCTATACAATCGTTAGCTAACTTTACATGTGTAACTTGAGCATCAGCTATGTGTGCTGTATCAATACTCCCATCAACATACTGATCACTGTCAACTGAGTTAGCTGACATATGTGCTAAATCTATACTTCCGTCTACATATTGATCACTGTCAACTGAGTTAGCTGACATATGTTCTAAATCAATAGAACCTGCTACATAGTGTTCAGAATCTATTGAGTCATCAGCTATCTTAGTTCCATCAACTGCGTCTCCAGCTAACTCTGTTCCTCTAATACTACCAGCAGTTACGCTTGCTGTTATCTGACCTGATCCAGGTGAGTTATCTGTGATGGTTATACTTTGACCACCGACTACATCAGTAGTTAAAGCTGTATCTATCTTACTATCTATTCTACCATCTATCGCTCCAGTCGTAGCGACTCTGGTGTTGTTACTAGCCCATGTTTCAGTACTATCAATTGTTTCGTCACCACTGGTCCAAGCAGCATCAATTTTGTTGTTGGACTCCTGTGTAACGTATAAGTTTTGATTGAAGTTATCGTTCAAATCAGACGACTTAATAGCTGATCCAGCAAAGAATTCTGCCTCTAGCTTTGAGTCATCTGTTTCACGATAGATTCTTAACTTATCTCCGACTGTTGGGTTGCTATTCAATTGTATGGTCGTTGCATTCGCAAAAGTAAATGCAGACGATGCCACGCCATTGATGCTCAATTTGACATCAGTGGTCTTTAAGTATGGAAATGTAAATGAGTAATTAGTGGTGGAGCTATTACTAACTGTATAATTCGATTCGGTTACAGCCATTGATTAGTTGCATTATTTATTTCGGTGGATTTACTTAACTCCGTATTTTAGGAATTGCCTTTTTTTATAATTTGTTCTAGATTGTTCTGCAGCTTCATGAATCTTATTTTGACCCATTAATTGTTTAGTTTTCGCAGATCCAAGACCTAATATATCTAGATGTTTATATTTAGGATCTTCAGCTATCTTTCTTTCAGCTTTTTCTTTAGCATCATTTACTAAATTCTTAAGCTTTTTATAGATAGATAATTGATTTCTATATCGACCCACTTCTTCTTCAGATTTACCTGAATTAATATATTGTCTTAAATCGTTTAAATCATTATTATAGACCTCATTCTTTGACCACTGCTGTACTTGCTTCCAAAGGTTCATTTCACCCATATAACGTCCAATAAGTTCACGTTCTTGTGGGCTGTATGTTTCACCCAAAGAACTTGTTCTTATCTCCGCTAAATCATTGAATCCACTATTAAGTAACCATAATCTCCAATCCTCATTACCACCATGTACCTTAACTGGATTGATAGCATTAAGTATTCTAAGAATAGGGTTATCTATTTCATCAATCTCTTCACCAGTCCAATGATCAATCTTAGAATAACTCATGTCTTTAAAGACGGTATTATTTCTGACATATCCCCAGAAATCATTATAGATTTCCTTTTGTGAATTAGTGATAGCCTTAGCTATAACACCATGAGCACCTGATTGGAATGAAGCTGCTCTGATATTCTGTGCAAAGTATCGTTTAAGTGCTCCTTCATCACCATTCTTAGCAGCAAGTATTGGTTCAATACCTGCTAGAGGACTTTGATTTATATAGGTAGCGGTTATTGTCCACATAGCTTTATCAATAAAGCTTTGAGTCATGTTGGCACCAAGAGCTGTTTGGTAATAAGCCATATCACCCATCAAGTTAAAGAATTGTTCAACAATAGGAACGCCTTTATAGCTAACCCATACATTTCCTACTTTAATGGTGTTAGGTTTCCATCCTCTCTTCTTAAGCTTAATCAATTCATTATGATCTGCAGGTCCATTACCTCTAATGTTACCTCCCATTGAATACATCCAAGCGAAAGCTGTAGTACCAGCTCCCATCATTAGACGACCTTCATATTCATCTCTTAAGTTCTTATAGATAGCCATAGCATTAGGGGTTTCATCCCAGTTCTTAATGCCATGATGTTTCATAACCTCTTTGATCTTGTTGATATCATTACCAGCCATCAATAGATCTCCATACTTACCAACTCCAGGTATTGCTGAGATTGGTGTATAAGACAATGCCAGTTTGATCTGGTTCATGCTTGTTCGTGGGAACATCATGACAGTCTTTAAAGGAGGTATTTTGTTTAATGCTGGATTAATGAACTTACTCATACCATCATCAAGGTTTAAAGCAATCTCACCTGATGCTGTTTTTGCAGCACCTTCAGTTAGAATACCTTGCTTATCAAACATCTTGCTATAGTTGAGATCTTCAGCTTCTTTTAGTTTAGTAGCAAAGAATTCTGGATCTGCTTGCTTGCTATATCTACTGAATACTTCATCATAGGCAGCTAATCTAGATTGGAAAGTAGCCATAAAGGTATCAGTGTAAGCATCAACCCCTGCCATACCTGTAATACCAGTTCTAAACCAAGGCTGACGAGCTATCTTTCGTTGAAACTTAGCCCATCCATACATGAAATTCTTATAGTAGTTACCTTCTTCATACCAGCTATCACGCACATCATCTAGTATTTCCCAGGTGTTACTGTCTTGCATTACAAAGTCTTTACGAGCTGCCTTCATCATGAAGTCAGGATCTTGATGGACTTTTTTCATACGAGTAACAGCATGTTCCAAGGCTCTACTACCTGTTTCAAACATACTTCCATACATATAGAAGACACGTTCTAATGGTTCAATATCTTTTGTTAGAACTGATCTAAGTGTTGCACGGCTTAATGCTGATATAGGTTTACCAACCAACATAACACCGTTACCTACAGCTGCTCTTCCCGCTGATAGACCTGATAACACATTGTTATAGGTAACAGCCCAAGCACCTTTAGCAAAGGCGTTCATCTGCCAGCCACTAATGCCTAGTTCTTTAGCTTCTTTACTATAAAGAAGACCAAGAGGGTTTAGGTGATACTTAGTAAATTTGTTTAACTTATCAAGAGTATCTATTTTACCATCAGTTGCATCGTAAGCCTTCATCAAGGTACGCTTTAACTTTGGATTCTTTTGAGCTGCTACTGATAATTGCTTCTCAAAAGCAGCCCAGTCATCAACTAATTGTTTAGACTTAGCTCCAAATTCTTCAAGAGTTAGTTCTGCTACCTTTGCTGGTTCTTCTGAGTTCCATAGTTCTCTTAACCATCTAAGGTTATTTTTCTTTTCATTTTGCTGCCAACCAGCTACATATTTAGCAATACCATATTCATGTTCCAAGACTCCCATTTTGTCTATAATATTCTTAAAAACCTGATCGTTATCTAAGAGATTACCAAACTGAACAGGAGCACCAGCTTTCGCTGATATTTCAGCTCCAAGAGTATGCATAACTCTAGCTGAAGATTCTGTTACTTCTCGACCTATGTATAGATTCATCAAGTCATTTAATGCTGTTGCCGCAGCTCTTGCAGCTCCAGCATCATCTAAATAAGTACCTTTTTTAAGATGAACTTTACCAAACTCATCTATTAAATTCTTACTATCACGATACTTTGATTGAGTAAGTAGTTCTCTTAGCTCATCACCTGTACCAGCCTTCATGATCTTGTTATAGATCTCATAAACTCTATGGCTTATTTGACCACTATCTGTTCTAAATAAACCTTGTACAGCTTCATAAGCATCAGATTCTCTAACCTTTTGTGATATTGCAGCTACAACATGACGTGACTTACCTAACTTCATGGCTTCTTCCATAGCAGGTGTGTATGGTCTTGTTGGAACTCCAAGATTATCTATAGCACCAGCTAGTTGTGAATCTACATCTACTGCATTTAAGACTGAGAAACCTGGAGGTGTGTTAGGTATTCCAGCTAGATTCCTTTCATCAGCTAGTTTCTGAGCAATATCAGGATCAAAGCTTTGGATCATTGGATCTTTAGCTATTTTCTTAAGTGCTCTTTGATCTCTATAGATTTGCCTTTCTTTTTGCCTAGTCTTTAACCATGACTCAGCGGGGTTTTGTGTAACTTCTGATGAACCTGTTTTAGTAGCTTGATCAAGTAGTTGAGCTTTCTTTACCTCAAGTGCTTGGCTTTTAACAGCATCTGTTGAACCATTAATTGCAGTATCTAGATCTACAATTGCATTTCTAGTATCTGTTTCTAGGTTTTCAATGACTTGTTTAGTTTTCCAAGCTTTTGCCTTTCTTGACTTAGGAATTATTTTACTTAATATTGGTTTACCCGCATTAATAGCATATCCAATACCATCACCAAATCCCTGTAGTAGTCCCTCATCTAAACCAGCTAATAACCTATTAACGTATGGGTGTGTAGCGTCAGCATCAGCTAAATCAGCTACTGTTGGGAACCATCCTTCTGGACCAAACATCCAAGGCATAGCCTTAGATAATCTTGCAAAATTATCAGGGTGAGTTATAAGTCTATTAGTAGGATCTTCACCGTAATCACTTACAGCTCCTATAGCTCCATTGATAAGCATCTGACCACCTACCCATTGAGCTACCCCATTGATACCAGTTAAGTTTCTAGCAGCATGGTATTTAGCATACGCACCACCTGAAACAATACTAGGTATAATTACACTAGCAGCTGATCTAAAGTTCTTTGCACCTTCATTCTTAAATCCCGTAACTTGATCCCAAGTGTCGTCTATGCCACCTAAACCTGGCACTGCACCTATTACATCAAATGGTACGTCTAACGCGCCCCACATGGACATATAAGCCCATTTCGCAGGGTTTGCATCTAGTTCCATCTCATGATGGAAGTCATTAATATTATCACCCCATTTATCAACGTCTTTCTCAAATTGAGTCATTGAGTCTGGGTCGCTGATCTGTTTAAATTTACCTAGATAGTTATCTAAATCTTTAACGGTTTCACTAGGTTGGTAATCATCAGGGGTTTCAGTTTTAACAGGAGTGCCTTCTTCTTTGGCAAGTCCCATTTCTTTTTTCTTCAACTCTTCTAAGAGTTGTCGTTTTTGTTCCTCGTCGTTTTCAATCATAGTTCATCCCTAATGTTAAATTCATAGAAATTTTTATACCAACCTTTACCAGGCGCATATTTAAGACCATGACTTTCAGATTTTTCTTTTAAATAGTCACTAGAATTACCAAATGCCCAACAAAATTGATTATCAAGACCCCAAGAGATTTCATCTTTATTCATCATACCTTTAGATACAGCAATCATATTATTGATTTCGTTTTGTAAACCTGGATCATATTGGTATTCAGAAACATTAGGATCACCTACTAATAAATTAGGGTCTGCTGGTTGTGAAGTTACTTGTTCAGAAACTGTCTCAGACATAAACTGAGGTTCTCTGACGGACGTTGGTCTATAAGAGAGTGTAAGTTGTTTTCTAGCAGTACTTAAAGTTTGTAGATTTTGAATGACATGCTTACCATATGGATCATTTGTATCTTTAAACCAAGTTTTAGTAAAATCTTCAATGTCAAGATTTTGTTTCTCTAGTAAACCTTCACTCTCAGCTACCTTTACTTGAGCTTTGAATAAGTCTTGTACATTACCAAATAGTTTTGGATTTAAGCTTGAGATATCTCCTAAAAGTGGTGGGTATTCATAAGCATCACCTTTTCTTATTGCATCAGCTATCTCTTTTAACTGCTCTGGTTTGATAAAAAGCTTAGTATTTATTAGATTTGGGTCGTCATCTAACTGATCTATTACATTAATACGTTCTTTTCTATTTAATGTGGTGAAATCATTTTTTGATTTCTTAGCATTCTTTGAAGAACGTGGTGAAAAACCATAAAAGAATGCACCAGCATCTTCAGAACCATCATCTCCATATCCAATGACTTTAAAATCACCGTCACCATCTTTTATCTGAGTTATTATCTTTTCATAAGATGCTTTAAAATCTCCAGTGTTTACAAGCTCTTCTCTAAATAAAGATTCTGCAGCATATAAAGCTGTTTCATAACTTTCATCTAAACCTTTATCTAGACTTTCACCTACTAAAGCTTTCCTTAATTCTTTCTTAAATCCAGGTAAAACTCTTTTATCTATATCAGCAGTTTCGAATAATTTCTCACGTCTAGCAACTTCAGCTCTAATCTCAGGAGTTTTGAATTTATCAGGTACATTAGGATCTTCTAAGTCTGCAGTCGTTAGACGGTGATCATTATACAAGTCGTTATAATATCTTGTATAGAAATCTCCATCACCTCGCTTTTGTACACTTTGATCTCCGTAATGACCATATTTCTCTTGAATATCAGAGGAGCTATGACCATCAGCTATCAGTTTATCAGTAACTTTCTTATAATTATTGTAATCATAATTATACTCAGTCTTAAAGTAGTTATCAGCATGTGCTAATTGTTGATCCTTTAATGCTTTATCTGCTGCTTGTTTAGTTTCTCCAGTTGTTTTTCTAGCTTCTGCTCTTCTTTTTAAAAGACCAGGTAAAGCTTGAGTATAAAAGTTATCTTTTCCTTGTGCAGCTGTAAGGGCTGCAATAACATGAGCATCACTTGGATACTTATTTATATCTTCTAATGTCTTAATAACATTATCTCTAGCTTGTGCTCTAGTTAATGGTATCCAATTTACATCATCAGATTTCTTTAGTTCCTCAGCAAACAGTTGATTAATTGCTTGACCTGCTAATTCAGGATTAATAATCGGATCATTTAAAGTTGCTTGAACAATTAATTTAGCGCCATCAGCTCTTACATTTGCAGCGTTTATAGCAGCAATGTTTTCAGATTTATCAAATATTCTTTTCTTAGCTTCTGCCATTGTTGTATAGGCAGCACCCATGAAATCAGAACTAAGACCCTGTAACTTATGAGCTTTTAAATATTCATGTTGGTAATCTGCAGCAAAAGCTTTCTGTGCAACAGGATCTGTTATACCTCTAGCTTTTAACTGTTGTTCTAACGATGCACCAAAGTCACTAGCTGCAAGTTTTGCATAAGCTTTTAAACGTCCATAATCAGCTGCTTTGTTCTTATATCTAATATATTCAACTTCTTTAGGTAGATAACCCTGAGCTTGCATTTCATCAGCTACAGCTTCAAAGCCTTGGCCTTGTTTCCAATTATAATCTTCAATTAGATCTAATCGTAATAACTGCTCTTCAGTTACTCCATATTGCATGAAGTGATCTTCAGCAGCTTTAGCTGTGGCATCCCAATCTTTACGTTCGTTAGCAACGTGGTGCTGAAAAGCTGTTGGTGCTAGTTCAAATATCTTTGCTAAAGTTTGATTTTCATTTCCTATTTCAGCTAGATTAGCTTTATGGTTTTGAATCTCAGTTCTTAAATTATTGTTGATAGCTTTCTCTTGCGTTGCAAAGATGCTCTCATCCATATTTATTTGTTTGAGATTCTGTGATTCAACTTGTTGAATACGTGTTATATTTGCTTCAGCTTCTCTGTCCTTTTCTTTGAGTTGTTGTAACTCTTTATTCATTTCTTTCTCATCATCTGCAAACTTCTCTTTGAGGTTTGCTATAAGATAACGAGATTGAGGGATGTTACTATATCCTTTCCCCGTAGGGCCAACAAATTTAACTTTTCCCATTTGTTTTTATGCTCCAAATATACCAGATGTGTTAGTGTTAAATCCCCCCATCGAATAAGCTGAACCTCCAAAACCTTGTGTACTAGTAGCGTAGGTATTAAAACCTCCACCAGTAGGAGGAGGAGTAGTATTAGTTATATCGCCAGCTGTACCTTGGTACATATTTGAAAAAGCTGAGAATCCAGATCCTACAGCGCCTGCTAAGACACTTCCAAAACTAGGTACTTGTGTTGTAGAAACCCCTTTAATTGGTTGTGGTCCGAAATCAAAGTCTCCCAATGCTCTAGGCATTTGATACTCAGCTAGTGGTGTTTTGAGTGGTTTAAGTGGTGCTATCCCTTTTGAGGGTTTTAACATCCTACCTGCTTCCTGTTGTAGTATAAAGTCATTCAACCTCATACGACTGTCTCTTCTTTGAGTTAGGATATTTTCAATCATAATTGCTTGCTGCCTACCTTGATCATAAAGTTCAGATTGGGCAGCTTTAACAGCACTTAATCCAGTTTGAGATGTTACTGCCATCTCACCTTTTTTAACAATACTTTCAACAATATTTTCTTCATTTTCAAAAGCATATTGTTGTCTAGTTGCAAACTCTTCTTGTTTTTGTTGAGATATACCAGATTCAATAGATCTATTAGTGAAGAAATCTGACCTTCTTTTAAGTTCTAAATCATTTTGATATTTAGCTTCTCTTATTTTTAAAGAATGTTGGTAATTTCTTAAATTATTTTTATCTTTAAAATCAGCTAATGTTTTTTCGTTTCTTTGTTGAAGTGAGATACTTCTTATAATCTCATCTCTTTGAGCTATAAGTTTATCCTTTTGCATATTCCACAAAGGAAGATCGTACTCGTCGTACTTTTTCTGTAAGAATGCTTCCTCTGCTTTCTTTTGTTTGCTGGCTGATTTACGGCCAAATAAGCCGCCTAAAAAATTTATACCACCACTAATTAAAGCAACTTCTGTTCCTGTTAATGCCATATCTTAAGTCCTCCTATAAAATCGTGGTGAGTAGTTTCCTTCCCACATCATCGAGTTGAGAGAGACGGGAAATGGTGAGTCATTAAAGACTCGTAATTTAAAGTTTTTACTACGTTGGTGTATTGGTATTGTTACGACTCTTGATTCATCTAGTGGTACGTCATCAGCTAAGTATTCGTTAGCCATTTGTGATGGTGCTAATTCATACCATTCATCTAAATAGATAAGTATTGAATCTCCATTAGCAGGTGCTGAGTTGAACCTTATCTCTGTATCATTTAAGAAAGTAAATGCTGTGTTTGTAACATTGTTAATTTTAACTTTAACTTGGTTTCTATCAATAGGATTTAAATCTCCTGCTACCCAGTTAAAATCAGTTGTTGTACCATCACCTGTATACTCTCGTTTACCTGCAAACCTACCAGTAGAATTAAGTTTAAAACTTAATAGACCTGATAGACCTAAATCAAACTTTAGTCTAGCTATCGTTAAACTACTTGTAAAGTCTGTTGATTTACCTTCTTGATCTAATTGATAGTAAATCTGTGGAAGTGTTAAATCAAAATCATAAGCATATCCAACATAGACGTTAGCTGCGTTATTTGATAAATCTAAACCTTCAACAATAAAGAACGTACCATCAGAGTCAGTACCTACTTCAGCTGTAACAGTATAACCAGAGTTATTATATGTACCAGCTGCAGTAGTACCAGCAACTAGAACTATATTCTTTCTATCAGTTAGGTTAGCAAAAGGTATATAACATTTAGATCTAAGATTAGCTGAGTCATAAACAACAGTCTTTAAGCTACCACCTGTTAAGCCATTACTAGCAGGTGTATAGAAGTCAATACATGGATTAATCTTCTGACCATCAGCGTTAGTTATAATAGCTGCCTCTGGACTCTGAGTTAGATTTGCATCAGATAGGACATACTGATTACCTTGTTTAGTAATACAGTACATATCATCCTGATCAATAGCCATATTCTGTACAGTCCCAGGAAGCTTCCACTTAAACCAAGACTCCATCAATAGTTCTTTACCATCGGTGTATGTCTTATAGAAAAAGATCTCATCACTATTCTGACTAGACATAGCAATAAATTCATTCTGTATGCTGGGTATCAGAGTATCTACATCAATCGTTATCCACTCATTAACTACCCTTCCTATATCTAGAATGTCTGGGTTCTCACCTAAACCTCTGGTGGTCATAGCAAATACCCTAACAAAGTTAGGAGTTTTACTGATGAAGTTCATATGAGTTCCAACGTCTATCGGATCAACTTCATCACTCATCTCCATGTTAGATATAGGTCTAATCTTTGTAGATACAGGTGTTAATGGTCCATCATCTGAATAGATAAGGAACTGTGCATTCTTACTGAAAAGAGTTAAACCCTGTCTAGCAGGTAATACCGCATGTAATTTAGTAGGTCTTACAGAAGCTACGTTTACATCTATCGGATCACCAGCTGTAAGTGTTCTAGCTGATGCTACATATAAATCAAATGGTGATTTAGCTTTACTAAAAATAACATTATCTTCAGATAAGAAACCTAACCTATCGTCATGATAGAAAGTTCGTTTAATTGTTTTACCAACAAAGCTAGGGTGAGGAGCTGTATCATCATCTCCAACTAATCTATCTACCCAAGGTATGGTTTCTAATATGAAAGCATTACTACCAGTATTTCTTAACCTATAAGGCATTGTAGCTGCTGTTAAACCAGCTGATGCCTGTGGGTCTAGTGTCTCCTTCCAATAACCAGATCCAGCAGCACTATTATCTGCTACAAACTTTGCAAAGTAGTTATCAATATCAGTATTTACTGAGTTAACTATTTCAACTACATGGTTATGAAATGAGTTAGGTGGTAAGTAAGAAGCATTACTAGCCCAGTCTTGGAAGACAACTAATCTCTCATTATCAAAACCACCTTCAGCTGAAAGTGTAAATGGAGTTCTAGTATTACTTAATACATAATCTAATTGTAAAGATGTTCCGTATTTGGTTACAGTTAAGCCAGTAATATTCTTACCGTTCAAAGCTGTCTCTAAGCCATCAAGTATGTCATCAAACTTATCTGATGCTCCAGATGTATATGTAGCTGTTTCGTTAACACTATTAGCTGTATCTTTAAATGTAATACTCCATGACTGACTAAACATCTGTTCAGCAGTACCACTTAATAAAACAGTACCTCTACTAGCTGCTATGAAATCAGTAGGTGCAGCCTGAGTAGTTACAGTAACTGTGTCATTACATATAATTGTATTTGCTTGTACTGATAGAACATCATAGTTTGATTCAACACCTGTTAAGTAGGCATGTTGAGACCCATTAGTAACGGTACAAGCAACACCTGTATCTGCATTCCATATATACACAGAACCATTTGTATTACCTACTTTAGGAGTGATACATCCTACATATCTATCTGCATCTCTATTGATGTAGAACCACTTAGCACCATCTAACTGAGTACCAGTGAAGTCTGCACCACCTGTTGTTTTTAATTTTGAAATAAATTTAAATCCAGGTCTCTTTGTCATACCTAACGTTACGTCAGCTAGACCATTAATACACTCTCTTACTTGACCTGGAAGTTTCTTACTATCTGGTTGTTTAGATACACCACTCAGATAGTTTGATATCCTTTGAGTTACTGCTGCCATTATCTGCTAAGTGCTTTGTATGGTTGATAACTGACATAAGGGTGTGCTCCGTCAGGGTGTCCAAAGTATGAGTAATCACCTTGGTTAGTTTCGTATTCAAGAGCCATAGCTCTCATGTATGCTTCCTTTTGCTGAAGCATTTGGTATTGAGATTGATCTCCAATTATCCTACTAGATGTGATGGTTGATGCTCTAGCTGTTATGTAGTCCTGTATAGGACGTGGTAGATCAATCCAATCAAAAAGCCATAATATATCTACTTCTATAGCTCCATCTGTCCATTTATCTGTATGGTGTTCTTTGTCATATAATTTACCATTCCTTCTTATTACTTTCTTATCTCCTGCATGTGCCTCTGTTAAATCTATCTGTAATACATTAGTAGGGATGATTATTTCATCATCTGTATTAGGTGTCATCTCATAATGTGCTTCCTTATTGAAAGTCCAGCCTTCACTTTGTACCTCTCTAGATACCTCTAGTAGAGTTTGATATGCAATCGCAACGTCTGGGTTGGTTTCATCTAAAGTGGTGACTGGAGCCTGACCACAAGCCATCAGTATTTGATTTATAGCAGGTAATTCTTGAGCAGCATTAGTGGTAGGAAAAGCCATAGGTATAAATATTTATGAATAAAAAAAAGGGAGCCATATAGACTCCCTTAAAACTT